CTCAAAGTGGCAACTTTTTCTCCATCTTTTTCTATTATCCAAAACTTATTATCGATAATTGGCTTTGCGTGTAAGTCTGTCATTGGTTCCTCCCAACAAGTGTCTGTTCGAGATTCACAACTCAAATCAAACGGACAAGCTGTGATCTTCTTTAATATTGTATCTAGCATTTAATGGCTCCGCATAACTTTGTGCCTGTTCAGAAATTTTCTTAAGGTCATAGAGACCGCAAAATTTCATTAACTTCACACCAACCTGGTTAATATTTTTATTAGAATTAGTAGCTTCTGCAATCGTGGTTGCAATAATTTCTTTAATGTCATCGGGTTGATAGCTAAGATCGATCAACCTGCGATTGCGTTCATAATCTTCTAAGACTCGATGTTCTTTACCTTCGTGATCGGTCCACCTCTGTAGCATGAGATTATTCCACGCATATCCTTTGGTGCCACGATCCTCGAACGCTTCAGTAAGACCCACTTTTTTGCTTGTGCCTTTAGTACGCACACCTGGATATGCCGAGAAGACATTATCACTGGTATCACCACGCATACATTTTTCAAACAAGAGCCATTCTGGATTTGGAGCGGCTTTCGCTTCTTTAGTTTTCTTGTCAATGACGGGCTTGCCTTTGTCATCAAAGATTCCTTCGTGTGTGATAACGTGTTCCATTACTCCGTTATACTGTTTAACATTGGAGGCGATCAGTTGTACGAAGTCTGTGTCAGTGCTGATGATCACATGGTTATCATTCGGATGGCTCTGTATCCAACCTGCGATTAGATCGTCCGCTTCTAGCTGAGAATTTTGTAGAACTGTACAGTTGGTCTTTTCTGTTACAAATTCTTTAAATGTATCAAATGCTTCCCAAAATACACGTTCTTCTTCTTGTTCTCTTTCGTTATGAGCAGCACGAGCATCTGCACGATTACGCTTATAGGGAGCATAATAATCTTTGCGCCACGATCTGCCTTCTAAACAGAAGATAACATGGCTTCCGTTAAACTGCTGCCACGCTTTTCGTATTGAATTTAAGGTAATATGAAAAGCCATACCTAACTTGATATCAGCATCGCCGTTGATTACGTGGCGAGCACGAAAAAATGTATTTGCTGTATCAACTAAAATATAGGTCATTGATTTTTCTTCTTTACTGATTGTATGTCTATAACACCTGTATTAACAGGGCCACCAAAATCACCATCGACAACTACGTTGGCGCAAAGTTCACGGAACCAACGATCGACAATTTCCTCGTCCTTGTCACCGTCTGCACCATAACCGTCTTGCTTTAATTGTAGCACAAAGAACTCATTCCAGTCAAGCTCAAAAAAACCGTTACGAATGTTATCTTTGTTTACGTGAGTATTAATGACTCCGACCCAAGGTTCTTTCTTTCGAGTAGCACGATCTTTTGGCGATAATTTGGCTAACTCTTCTTGTTCTTGAGCAAGTTTGGCAGATTCTTCTGCTTGTTGTTTTCTAATTTCTGCTTCTTCTAGAGCTTTTTGTGCCTGCACTAAACTCTCTTGGATCTTATCAATACCTAATAGTTTTTTGATCAGTTTCATTAAGTTCCCCACTCATTTTTAAACAAAGGCACCTGCAAGCGATCTGAATAGCGTAGACCATTTTTCATTGCCAATTCCGCTACACGGCGATTATTTAATGTATAAACACTTTCTACGCCACCCACCGGCATCAAATATACAGGACCAGTAAAGCCTTCTGCACGATAAATGTCTACAGTTTCTAAGGCTTCTTCGGCGTCGTCTTCTGTGGCTACTACAAATTTTAGATAGGCGTAGCCTACTTCTTGATATTCGCATACAACATCAGGTCGAATAGCTACAGATCTTTCTTCGCCGCTGCAACTTAATTTCGCACTAACAGAAAACGTTAATCTAGTGTAACCTCTTTTTTCAATACCCCAATCTAATAGATATTTTTTAAATTCGGGTGTAAGATTTTGAGTACCATTAGTTTCAAAAGTAATTTCTTTTAAACCTTCCATCTTAGGATGATTTAAAAGTTCCGGATAGATATTTTGCCATTTTAACAAAGGCTCCCCTCCAGTAATAACTAAATGTTCATCTTCCCATTTACCGTATGGTAGAATCTTCATTATGTTTTCTGCGATCTCGTCCGGGCTATAAAAAGGACTTAGATGTTTAAAAGCTGGATGCCACGAAGCATAGCTATCACAGCCTGTTGATACTAGAGGTAACTCTTCATAAGTTTTATACAGATGTACATTGTTAGCAATAGGATCAACTTCAGTAGTTGATTCTCCTTTAGGCATGCCAAACCCGGCACACTTAAAATTGCAACCAAATGTTCTCATAAACACTGAAGGAACGCCCATAAAACGTCCTTCTCCCTGTATGCTGTAAAACAGCTCTGCTAATTTAATTTTTTCCATATTTTATTATACACTCTTTTTTCGTAGTTGCCAAGAGCCATCACCTAGATCGAGCCATTCTAGAGTATCACCTTCTTTCCAATCTGCTTCTTTTAACAGGTCGGGAGGAAATGTTAAAATACTATCTCCGGTTTCGGGATCTTCTTCAACTGTTAATGTCCAACTTTTCAACGTTAACTCCTGATTTGGTTAAAAAATTTATTCCAGTATCGTCTCTGTAATTTTCTTTAAAATATACATTTTTAATACCGGATTGATATATCAATTTAGCACAATCTAAACACGGACTATGTGTAACAAATAAATCTGCGTCAAGTCCTGATTCGTTACTGCGAGCTAATTTTGCGATAGCGTTTGACTCTGCGTGTAGTACTTCTGATTTTGTTTTTAAGCCATATCTGTATTCTTCTTCCGCATCCTCGTTCCATTCAGTATACGGATACATAGCTTCAAACTCTTCTGGACTTACCCAACCACCTGCGCCGGAATCATATACTTTGTCTTCGCAGTTGTTATCCCAACCAGCCGGCATACCGTTGTAGCCGATAGAGATAATTCTATCATCCTTGACTACAATAGCACCAACGTGTAATCTACGTGCGTGACTAAGTTCTGAGAAGATTTCTGCCGTTCTCATAAAGGCGCTTTTCAGTTTCTGTTTCATTTTTTCTTCGATTTCTACATTCTTCTTTTACCCTAGGTGGGATATCTGGATGCCATTCTGCCATACCACAATCATATATCTTATATTCTGGTATTTCTACATTGGAGAGAAGAATCACCCATAATACACTAGCCACTATAAAACCAATGATGTACTTTCTCATTGAGCGTTTTCAAAGAATCAGATATTGAAATGTTTATCCAACACTTCAAGTTTATCCATATATTCGGCAATGATAGCCATTTCTTTTTCAATAGCACTCATTAAATCAGTATGATCGTGAATGGCCATAGGGTTACCTAACATAATATCTACATTCATTTTATGTTTTAAAACGTGTGCTGAAAAATGCGCTCTTAGCGCATCAAGAATTTCTTTTCTCATTTCCATTTCCTATAATTGCCCCGTTCCGGTATGACGTGTCTCACGCCTCCAGTAGGGTCTTCCATATCACCACTACGTCTCGGAATGAGATGTACGTGGGGCCAACCTACGGTTTGTCCTGCTGACTTTCCGTAATTAAAACCAATGTTAAAACCGTCACACTGTCCTTCTTCAACCATACGTATACCGTCACGCACAGCATCTTCAAATGCATCCATTAGTACAGATACTGTGTTATATTTAGGTACAAATAACAGATGCCCTTCTGTAACCGGATATTTGTCTGCAAATACTTTTACGTGATAGTCCTCGTCTACAAGATTATCCCAAGGTGCTTGACTATCCTCTATAGACTCAGCTTGATCATTCATTATTTTTTCATTCATTTTGCCCACCAATCTTCCCAAGGGAAATCAACCCAAACATCGTTTTCTGCTTTGTTGATTTCTTTTCCAACAAAATCCATTTTAACTTCGCACTTACTAGCTAGATTATCAACTAATACTGCAAATTTTACATTATTGTTCCAAACGTGTCCCCAGTCAGGATCGTTAGGCAAACAGCCACTCGGCCAATCATTAATTATCCAATTAAAAGTAGCACCAGTGTCGTTGATGTCGTCAACAATAAGAATATTCTTAAAGTTTTCACCTTGTTCTAAAAGTGAACCAGCTGCATCTAATACAGCCCCTATATCGTTTTCGTCGGTTACGAATATTTCTTTTTTAGGATAACCTAAAGCATCTTCGGCCATCCATAAATTACTTTCTCCGCCCTGACCATCTCGTAGGCTTACTCCTAAGGCATACATCGGAACATTGAGATAATGACTGATCATTACAGCAGGAATCAGCCCACCTCTTGTTAATCCTACAATGTAATCAGGACGCCAGCTGCTGATCACAATATCTCTACATATCTTGCTAACAAGACCGTTAAGTTCTTGTTGTTGAAATATGAGCTTGTTCATATCTTTCCTTTAAATATTGTTCGTGTTGAATCCATTTGTTATTAACTAAGAATCCCCAATCACGTTTGTGAGGACCGGGCATAAACAACGTCCACGCTGTTACGCCAGGCTTAAGCTCAATACGATGATAAGAGTTAGGGCTACATATACGAAAATGGCCGGGTCCTCTCCATTTACGTATTTCACAAGATTTATTGCCCTGTTCGTCAAACTGCGGAACCCATTCATAATAACCACCTTTTAAAATTAATGTAGCGTAGGGCCAAGGATGATCGTGAACGTCATCTGGATCTCCTTTTAAGAATTTGTGTAGAAATACATTAAATGGAAAACGGTTACGCTCTTTAAGAAAGAGATAGTAGCGTTCTAGATAAGGTTCATTGTGTACGCGATCAAAAATAATACGCTTACGACCTAATCGTTCAAGTAGCTTCAACAACATTAAAAATTTCCTCTTCGAGATATCTTTTTAGTTCTTTGTCTGTAGGTTGCACAGAATAATTTTGTTTAAAAAAGATTTCGTAGCTATCGCTTCCGTATTTGCCGATACCATACAACAGTTTAGCATCATCTCCATCCCAAAGCAAGAAATCAGCAGTCATTCTTTTAAGTCTTTGAAAACGTACATTGTACATACCTAACGGCCAAATTACTTCCTTGACCTCGTCGATAGTAGAGAACAAAAATTTATTAGGAGTGGGCCAATGATTGAGAAATATAGGCAGTACATACTTCACTGCCTTTCTTCCAGTTTGATTTAGCATAATGACAGCGACCATATGCTGCCAAGCACGAACAGTTTGATCGTTAGAAGGTAACTGTTGTTGTACCATCAATTCATCTAATAACGGTTTAATCATGTGTGCCTTCTAACCAGCGATCTACCATTTCTTCCGCTTCCTGTTGACTTACTGCTAATACAGAAAACCAAGCATATTCTTGATTGGCCTTTATGTCAAAAGGAACAGGCCCCCTAGTGAAAGATAAAGGGTCGTCTAGAGATCTCTGAACTTGAAAAGTTTTAAGATTTCTAACTCGTTGTATAAAAGAACTGGCTAAT